TGTGTACCATCAGGAGAAATAACTTGATTAGCTAAAACAGTTGAATTTAATTTTATCCAAGCAGCATTACTAAAATCCTCCGAATAAGGAAGTAAATTAGTCCTCTGTGGCTCTAATAATAAACTAGGACACCCATTTACAACACCATCAATCAAAGGATATTCAAGCCTAGGAACATTTGTTGCTACTGTTTCTATTAATCCACTACTATTTATTCTTGTTGCATTAGAGCCTCTAGAGAACGTAAAGTCCCCATCTCCATTGCTAGGAAGTACACTATATACTTTTCCATCTTTATACCCTGAAGGTATCATTGCTAAACTTGGTATTGCCATTTTTATTTATTTTATAAGTTTAATTAAAACTTGCATTATTAACACAGCTAATCGCTTCAACTATACCTCCGTCTGCAAGAACTCTATCTTGATAAGATTTAGTTAGAGGAGTTATTATATAATCGTAATAGATACCACCCCAATCATCTTTATTAGGATTTCCCCACCAACTAACTGGATATATTTCGTTTGCCATCTTTATTTTGTGTTTGTTTATTAATTTTATTATAAAAAGCTTCTAGCTTAATTATATTCTTTACCTTTGTTTTATATTTTGCCTTCACACTCATTATAGTACGAAACTTGAAAAGCTATCTGCATCCTTATCAGGGTACATATCTCCATTACTATTACTATTATATTCTGGAAACTTCTGACTATTGAAGCAGATATAATCTATAAATCTTTTAGTATAGAACTCAGCTCTATCTGTAATCTTACTTTGCATTCTATCTACATCCCTAAAGTCTACTGTATCTGACTCTTGTCCTCTATGCTTGTTTATACCTCCATTATCTATTTTAAACATAGCAAATGGTAAGTACTCTAGTTGAGTGAACCAGATTAGCATAGGTTTAATATAAACGTCTCTAAGAGCTTTATAATCACTATTAGCAGGTAAGTCTATATCTCCTGATAATATTAAGTCTTGTAGCTTATCATATAGTTTACCACCTAAATAGTTTTGGATATGCATATCTTGTGCTACCTCAATTTGATGAATTAGCTTATCTGCATCTGTATTACCGTCTATTATAGACTTAGCTTTTAAGTCTGCTATTGTTATGAATAATGCTTTCATAGTCCTAGTATATTTTTAATTTTACTTAATGTACTTCTGTATGCTCCGTTGTCATCTCTATCAATCATTCTCTCTCCCATCTCACTTGGATTCTTAGGCTCTTTTAAACCTTTCTCATAAGCTGAATTAGGGTCTACTCTCTTATCTCCTTTTAGTTTAAATACTCTCAACTCCCAGTAATGATGGCAGTTCTTACCTCCCTTAAATTTTAGCAAACTATAGTTTTGACCATTATGTCCTAACTTACTATTTACTCCTCTAAAAGACATCATATTAATATCTTCTTTTCTAAATACTATATTCCTAGAAGTAAACGTTTCCATCTTCTTACAGAAATCTCTACTATTAGGATTACTTCTTACAGGCATATAAGCATATCTAATTTTATAGATATCACTATCTTCTTTAGATGATTTATTGCTAGACTTGATTTCAGCCATTTTAACGTCACTTAAGTCTTCTTCATATCTTTCACTATGAACAACTTCCCAATCATCGCTTAGAACCTCTCCTAGACCCTCTAATTGCTCTAGCATATCATCTCCTTGTTCTTCAGAAAAGTCTTCGTTAGATTGTGAAGATAATTTCTCTCCAGTTTCTTCTTCTTTTCTAATCTTAGTAGATATGTTATCTAGTTCTGTAAACTCGATAGGTTGTAATGTTACAAAGTATAAGTCTTGTACGATACCATTAAATCTAATATATCTTCTAAACAATATTTAATCTCATCTTGGAATGGTCTAATAATAACGTTATCCATTAATACAGATGCTGTTCTTAATTCTTCTGCATTATTACCAAATCCTGTATTATCTTTAATACCTAATAAGATAGGAGATACAATACCGTGACCTAACATAATCTTTTCTCTAGCTTCATCAGATAAGAATTGATATTGNGCGTGAGCATCNGGTAAGTGTATAGCTTCTATNTTAGCTTGTGTTTCAGATGATTCGTTAAATGCAATNATTGTCTTACCACTATTAGAGCTACCTGCAAACTTATCATTAATCTTTCTTTCAATAGCACCTTGAGTTTCTTCGTTAGGAATACCATTGTTAAAGTTAATAAATAAAGAAGGTGCTAAGCCATTCTGTATATTAGATATATGGTAGTTAGATACTTCGCATTCTAAATCAGCATATTGTAAACAAGCTTGGTAATCAGGAGTAGAGTAATAGTAAAACCCACTTCTGTAAGGCTTAATTACATATATCTCTTCTCTTTGTGATTTACTTCCGTGTTTAAAACAAGGTATTCTTTTAGGCTTGTCACTAGGTTTAGCGTCAGACCATTTAGGGTGATAGTAGTATGCTTGTATAATTCCTTTAGAGTTAGCCTTCTCAGCTCTTAAAGTCTCCATAGGGAAATGAGATACTTTTAATATCTTAGTTTTATTTCTATTGTAGGTAAGCTTAATTGCAGCTTGTCCTAATTTCTTTCTGTCTATTACTACCTTTTTGATTTCTCTAGGTCTTAATAGCTTTTTCATTCTTACATAATGTTCTGGTAACAACTCAGAGTTAGTAGATTCTATACCTCTACCAAATACCATATCAGCAATACCATTATTACATCTAGCGTTAGTTGGACTAGAAGTATCTAAGTCAATAAGTCTACCAAAGTAGTTATTATCGTCTCCCCAAGAAACCCAATCTCTATTGTGAACTTCTTTTACTTCTGGTGCTTCGTAAGATGATAAGTTAAGTACCCTTACGTTTTGTTGTTGTTTCTTATTCTCCATTATATAATGTATGTATTATCATTTATCTCTCCTGTAGGTTGCGTATATCTATCTTGAGATATTATATGCTTAACCGTATAGTCGTTTTGACTAGTACAGAATATTTTATCTCTATAAGCTAAGTTATCATCTGCTTCTATCTCCATAAAGTAAGTAGAACCTTCAGATAGTATAGAACTAGAGAAGTCTAATGTTGTGAAATTACTATCACTACCTACTACTGCATCAGTTATTGTTTCAGACTTAGCATCTCCATCTCTTCTTAACCTAATAGATAATGTTATAACAGTAGATAAGTCTACTCTAGGCATTATAGATATTGATTGAGATGTTGTTATTGGTTGTAATATTATCATACTAAGATAACGTATTTTTAATTATTTTGTTTTAAATAAAAAAAGCCTCACATAATGCAAGGCTTTAATTAGTATTTAAGGTATTCTTTATTATACTCCTTCAGTAACTGTAAAACCTACAGCAGAAATAGTATCTCCTAAGAAGTTAGCAGGTGCTTTCTCCATTCCTGAGAATGTTAAAGTATATCCACTCATATCTCCCATAGAAGCTCCAGATACGATAGTACCACCAGATACATCTAATCCGTGTTCTAAACCAGCAACAAATACGTTTCCGTTATTGTCTTCTACTAAAATAGTAGGACTTCCGAAAGCTAATAACTTAACTGTCTTATGGTCTTCTTTGGTTAATTTAGTTAATTGAAGCTCTAAAACTTGTTCGAAAGTAGTAGTTCCATTCTCACGAGAAGAAGTAATGTTCTCCGTATAAGTAGAAGCTCCTTTGATGTCAAACTTGTATGCAGAAGGTGTTCCTGCAACAGTATCAATAACATCTGTGTCGGTAGCATCATAGGTAATAGCACCTAAGTCACCTTTGTTAACGAAGTAAACAGCGTTTAATCCACCAACTGAATCTTTACAAGGCTCTAAACGACCTCTTGAAATATCACAACTCATTATATTTATATTTTTAAAGTTAATAAAAAAGGGTAAGCAGATTGACTACCTACCCTTTCTAGTTTATGTTATACTAATCTTAGTTAGCAGAGTTAACGATTCCGTAAGTTACGATATCTTCAACAATTCCATACTGAACACCAGCAG